AAATAATATAATAATGCTATAAAAACTAAAATAAACATAATTACCATGAGAATGGTAATAAGTGTAGATTCTTTTAAATTGGATACCGAAGTCATTAATTTATTTGTAATATCGGTTGTTTTGCTAGACATACCCTTATATTATAATAACTTTTTTATTATTGCTTTTTTATGAAAAATAAATATTTAAATTATAATATAAATATAGTTATAGAGTAAATAAAATGGCCGGAGGTCTTATGAATTTAGTAAGTCAAGGACAACAAAATATTATTTTAAATGGAAATCCTACAAAAACTTTTTTTAAAAGTGCATATGCTCAGTATACTAATTTTGGGTTACAAAAATTCCGTGTTGATTTTGAAGGGGCAAAAACACTTCGACTATCGGAAGAATCTACTTTTACCTTTAAAATACCACGTTATGCGGATTTATTAATGGACACTTATGTGTCAGTGGTATTGCCTAACATATGGAGTCCTATATTTCCGCCTAGAGAAAATGGGGAAGAAATAGATCCGCTGGGTCAAAATATTGGAAGATGGGCTCCTTATGAATTTAAATGGATTGAAAATATCGGTTCCAAAATGATTTCTAAAATTAATATTACCTGTGGAAACTATACGCTTCAAGAATATTCTGGAGACTATTTATTAGCAGCAGTTCAAAGAGATTTTTCAAGTGATAAAAAAGCTTTATTCGATAAAATGACTGGAAATACATCAAATCTAAATGATCCTGGAAATGCGGGTTCTCGAGTAAATTCTTATCCAAATGCATTTTACACAGATTCTCCAGCTGGGGCAGATCCATCAATTAGAGGATCTATTTTATATATTCCGTTAAATAATTGGTTTGGACTAAAGACACAAATGGCTTTTCCATTGACTTCATTGCAATATAATGAATTACATATTAATATAACATTTCGTCCGATTAACCAATTATTTCAAATTCGTGATGTTTTTGATAGCATCAATAATTATCCCTATGTAGCACCTAATTTTAATTTATTTTATATGCAATTTTACAGATTTTTACAACCCCCGCCGGATATTGCATTAGGTATCGACTCTTATCTTGATTTAAGGACATTATGGAACGCGGATATTCATTTAAATTGTACCTATTGCTTTTTATCCAATGATGAAGAAAGAGTATTTGCTTTAAATGAGCAAAAATATTTAATTAAACAAGTTCATGAAACTAAATTTTATAATGTGACTGGTCCTAATCGAGTTGATTTAGATTCAGTAGGAATGGTATCTAATTTTTTATTTTATTTTCAGCGAAGCGATGCTAATTTACGAAATGAGTGGTCAAATTATACAAATTGGCCATATAATTATTTACCTCGAGATTTAATTCCTGCGCCAACGGATGGGTTTTATCCTATTATTCGACAGAACGGAACACAAATAGAACAAACATATATAGGTCCCGGAGTTAATATTGATGGAAAATTAACTGGATGGATGATTACAAATATATATTCTTTAGAAAACGAAAAAAATATTTTATTAGCCATGGGAATTTTGTTAGATGGTTCTTATCGAGAAAATCTTCAGCCTGCTGGAGTTTATAACTATATTGAAAAATATACTAGAACTTCTGGAAATGCGCCCGATGGATTATATTGTTATAATTTTTGTCTACATACCTCTCCCTATGATTTACAGCCTTCTGGAGCTATTAATATGAGTCGATTTAATCAAATACAATTAGAATTTACTACAATTGTGCCTCCGCTAGATCCATTAGCACAATCACTAACTATTTGCGATCCTGAAACGGGCAATGTAATTGGAATCAATAAGCCAACATGGAGAATTTATGATTATAATTTTAATTTGTATTTTTTTGAAGAGAGAATAAATGAGATTATTTTTGTGGGAGGAAACTGTGGTTTAGCATATGCAACATAAAAATAATATATTTTAATTATATATTTAGAAAAAAATAATATTATATGATAGTATGAACGGTATGAGCCAGAGATTTAAAATGGGATACGGTGTAAATAGAAGAATACATAATGATAATAGTTATAATGACAATAGCTCATTACCGTTACGTACATTTAATACATATTCAAATAACAATGAAATAAAACAATATATTAAAAAACGGATATTGCAAGAACGGGCATATAAAATGTATAAAATGAAATTGCAAGAAAAAGAAATAAAAGAAATAAAAGAAATAAAAGAAAAAGAAACAGAATTAATATTCTCTGAAATTTATAAAAATGAAGAGAAAATTACTGATAAAAGTATGAAATCAGAACATTTTAAAGATTATGAAACAGATAAAGAAAAACTTGAAATAATTCAAGAGTTAATAGACACCGATACAGACACAGATATAGATAGTGACTAAATTATAAATATGCATTAGCAGCTAGAGGACCATTATCTTTAAATAATCCAGTTATAGATTCTCTTGTAGGATATTGAGGAATATTGATAAATTCAGTTGGATAAGCACTATATATATATTTTAACTCATCATTTATAAAATTAATTCCTGTATTTGCTTTTCCCATCCATTTATCTACACCAAAATACGGTTTAGGAACGGCTCCTAATTTATTACCATATAAAGATGCCTGTGTTCCAATATCAGTTGTTAACTGCGAATAACGCGGATTTTGATTATACGTAAGTTTTCCAGCATCATTTTGTCCACCGATTTCTTTTGTTAAATATTCGGGAGGTTTAGTAATAATTGGTTGACATCCATAACAGTCTACATCAGAAGTACATTGTTCACGAGTAATAGAACACTGTGAATTTGGTCCACAGAAATTTTGACAACTATATGTAGTGTTAATTGGTTGATCAACGGTATGAGAAAACTTTGGCGAAATTTCGCTAATTGGATAAGAATTAATATCAAACGTTTCTTGCATATCATTTTTTATTATATATTTTCCCCAATTTATAATCATAAAAAATAATAAAATACATATTAATAATAAAAATATATTTATATATTTCATATAATAAATATAAATATAATAAAAATACCGAATATTATTTTATATTAATTTAATATAAGTAATGTCAGAACCAAATGCAATAGATAGTAAAAAAACAGAAAACGAAACGGGAACTACTGAACCAGCGCCCAACTATGGAGACTTTTTTAAAGATATATTTTTATCTGTTATTGTAAAGCGTATTATTATATCATTTGTATTCATTGGTTCTATTGGATTATATACATGTAAAATAGCTCAAAGTGGTCTTCTTCCAGACAATGTAGACTATATTCCTTTTGGTAATAAAGTAAAACAAATAGAACAAATTCCCATTAATGTGAATGTAGTAAAAGAATATGGCTTATTTGGGTTTGGTTGGTTATTAGGAGAAACTCCCAAAAAAATATGGTCGACAAAAATAATATTTAATGATAAAAATGAAGGAAGTATCATTCAATTTTTGAAATCATTGCAAACAAATCCCAAAAATGCTTCTTTTTTTGGATTATATATAAGTGATATTATACTTAATATTATCGCTATAAATAATCTATTTATAAATAAAATATATGGAATTGCAAATGAATTTTTACCCGAATCATTAATTATTATTTTATTTCCTTTTTGTTTTATAATACTATTTGCTGTATTATTTATATTAAATATTGTATTGTGCTTTTTTAATCAGATAAAACATTGGAACGATTTTTTTATGGATAAGAATGTAAAAGATAATAAAGTAAATTGGTTAGAACCTTTTACTTATTTTAAACCGTGGAGAATGTTTCTATTTTTTTTGTATATACTATTTTTATTTTTTCCATTTGCTTTTACAATGCCATTTTTTATAGTGATATATAGTTTTATTTCTCCACTATTTATTTCGGGTGAAACTCAAAATACAAAAAAAACGTTTAATTTTTTAACTTTTATAAAAGATGTATTAATATATAAAAGCCAGTTGTTCTTAATTATATTATCTATATATTTGATTTTAGATAGTTATAAATTTTTAGGTTCGGCGTCTACAGTAGGCTGTGCGGTAGGAATTCTAATAGTATTTTTTGGACTTCATTTATATAATCAATATATTCCAAAAAACGACTCTAATTTAACTTCTGGTTTAGTATCAACAAAACCGGCAAAAATTAAGTAATATTATTTAAAATTAAATAAAATCATATATAAATGATAAAATTATTTACTATGGTAAAAAACGAAAAAGATATTATAAAAGATTGGATTATATACCATGGTTCTCTTTTTGGATTTGAAAATTTATATATTATAGATAATTATTCTACGGATGGTACATATGAAGAATTATTATTATTTAAAAATATTAATATAATAAGAAAAAATAACTATAATAAAAAAGGTAAATATATTACTCAACTAATTGCAGAAAAATGTCAACTAGATGATTTTGCCTATCCTATCGATATGGATGAATTTATCGTTTATTATAATAAAGATAATAAAACTATATCTGTGGATAAAAATAAAATTATTTCTTATTTTAAATCTTTGCCGGATCATCGAGTATATAAAACAAACTATATTCAAACACAAATTACTTCTCTCAATGGATATAGTCGCGCTGCCGCGGAAGTAGAGTTTGGCATTTATAATGATTATGGAGAAAACGCAAAAAGTTTTATTAAAAAAAAATTATTTAATGAATTTATAATAGATCATGGCAATCATATTTCTTGTAGCGATTACTATCTAACAAATTTATGTCTAGTACATTATCATTGCCGAAATATAAAACAAATGAAACAAAAAATATACGATAATGTATCAGGATTAGGATATCCTGTAAACGATGTGTCTTTGTTAAAAAATATTATTACTACAAAGCCGACATGTATAGGTAATCATCACATAAAACATCAAATAAATGTATTAGAAAATACATATGTTTTTCCTTTTGCTGATTATCACGAGTCTTTTATTGATTTATCTTTACTTAAAAATAGAATAATAGGTGGATATTTTTAAACTTATAATAAAATAATATTTAAAGAGTTTTAAATAATTTTATTAAATGGCCAAAAAAAAAAAATTACCTTTTGTAAGTATTTGTACCCCAACTTTTAATAGAAGACCTTTTATTCCATATATAATAAAATGTTTTGAAAATCAAACTTATCCCAAGGACCGAATTGAATGGGTCATTGTTGATGATGGTACCAATCCTATCGAAGATTTAGTAAAAGATATTCCACAAGTTAAATATTATTATTATAAAGAACAGATGTTATTAGGCTTAAAACGGAATATTATGCATTCAAAATGTAGGGGAGATATAATTATATATATGGATGATGATGATTATTATCCGCCCGAAAGAGTCTCGCATGCAGTAGATACACTTATAAAAAATCCTACTTATTTAATAGCAGGGAGTAGTGAAATGCATATTTATTTTCCAAATTTAAATAAAATATATCAGGCCGGTCCTTATAGTCAAAATCATTCAACCGCAGCCACATTTGCATTTCGAAAAGAATTATTACAAAAAACAGAATACAATAATGAAAAAGCATTGGCAGAAGAAAAAGATTTTCTAAAAAACTATACAATTCCTTTAAAACAATTAGATACTTTGAAAACCATTTTAGTATTTTCTCATATTCATAATTCATTTGATAAAAATAAAATGTTAGAAAATCCTGCACAAAGCAAAATTACTCCATCTAAATATTTAATGGAAGATTTTATAAAAGATAATGAATTAAGAGAATTTTATAAAGACAAAATGAATCTATTGTTAGAAACATATGAATTGGGAAAACCATCTCATAAGCCAGAGCTTCTAACACAAATAGAAAAATTAAAAAAAGAGCGAATGATAAAAGAAGAAGAACATAAAACAATGATAAACCAACAATTTCAGGATAAAATATTAGAATCTTTAAAAATAAATTATGAAAAACAATTATCAGACAAAAATTATTTAATCAATGAATTGTTAAAAAAAGTGAAATCTCTTACGGAAGAGGTGAATACGCTTAAAAATAATGATTAAAACCAGCTTAAAGACATTTTAATACCGAATATAATAGAGCATAATAAATGTATTACGAAGATGATATGTTTGATCCAAATAATCATAATTTTGATATTATAAATAATGATGCTTTATACGATATCAAGAAAATGGATAAAGGGTACAATAAATCAAAAAAGAGTATTAATAAAGTTTGGACGGATGGTAAATATTATAAAAATGTATTTATTGAAACATATAGTTCTGGTGATGTAGGAACACGAATTAGAAATGCAGCTACCGGTCAAAGATATGAAAATAAAGTTGGAAGTGTATCTGAAGATTTGTTTTTTAAGGTAAAAGACATATCGGGGCTTTTAAATAAAGAAACGAATCATTTATTTTATGATACTCCAGAACAATATGAAAATCATCAATATACAATTTTAGATACAAATATAAAAGAGAAGTGGTATCAGAAAAATATTGTGGCGAGACAATAATACATTTTTATGTTTTTTATTTTTATTATTTGTAAAAATAAAAAACTTATAAAAAATATTTTTATTTTTTGTTACAAATAAAATTGAATCTATTTAAATAGATGTTTTGAATATAAATATAATGTCGAGCGTCGAAGCAAATTTATCTAGCAAATATCAGCAAAAAACTGATAAACAACATATTCTGGATAATCCAGATACGTATATTGGTTCTGTAGAAAATGTAGATTCTGATATGTGGATTTTAGATGAAACGGATAAAATTATTGAGAAAAATATAAAATATATTCCCGGCTTGTTTAAATTATTCGATGAAGGAATTGTTAATTGCAGAGATCACGTTATACGCATGAAACAAGCAGTTAAAAATAATGTAGAAAATTCGATTCCAGTTTCTAATATTGATATTTCGATTTTGGAAGATGGAACTATTATCATGATGAATGATGGTAATGGAATTGATGTTGCCGAACATCCTGAATATAAAATTTGGATTCCAGAACTTATTTTTGGTCATTTGAGAACTTCTACGAATTATGATAAAACGGAAAAAAAAATTGTTGGTGGAAAAAATGGCTTTGGATTCAAACTAGTTCTTATTTGGTCTACTTTTGGATCTATAGAAACAGTCGATCATGTAAGAGGATTAAAATATTTTCAAGAGTTTAAAAATAATCTTGATGAAATTGGGAAGCCAGTAATTACAAAATGTAAAACAAAACCATATACAAAGATAACATTTAAACCGGATTATACAAGATTAGGAATATCTGGACTTACGCCTGATCTTATTTCATTGTTGAAAAAGAGAGTATACGATATTTCTGCCGTAACGGATAAAACCTTGAAAGTAAAATATAATTCAGCATTAGTGCCTATCAAAAATTTTCAACAATACATCGATTTATATATTGGAAGCGATAAGCGTGTATATGAAGACGGCGAACGCTGGGAATACGCGGTGGCTTTATCTCCAAGTCACGAATTTACACAAGTCTCATTTGTAAATGGTATTCATACTGCAAAAGGAGGAAAACATGTGGAATATATTTTGAATCAGATTACTAGAAAATTAGGCGAGTATATTGAGAAGAAGAAAAAAGTAAAAGTCAATCCAAATAGCATAAAAGAACAGCTAATTATGTTTTTGAGATGTGATATCGAGAATCCTGCGTTTGATAGCCAAACAAAAGATTTTATGAATACTCCATCTTCTAAATTTGGATCTGCGTGTGCAGTAAGCGATAAGTTTATTGAAAAAGTTGCGAAAATGGGAGTTATGGATGCGGCTTGCGCAATCACAGAAGTGAAAGAAAACAAGGCTGCGAAAAAAACAGACGGAACTAAATCTAAAAATATTCGAGGCATCCCAAAACTAACTGATGCGAATTTTGCAGGGACCGAAAAATCAAAAGAGTGTTCGATTATATTTTGTGAAGGAGATTCAGCAAAGGCAGGAATTATTTCAGGGCTTTCTTCAGAAGACAGAAATACAATTGGAGTTTATCCTTTGAAAGGTAAAGTTATGAATGTAAGGGGAGAAGCTGTAAAAAAGATTAGCGAAAATAAGGAAATCGCCGAAATTAAAAAGATTTTAGGTTTAGAATTGGGAAAAGAATATAAATCTATTGAAGATGTCCATAAACATTTGAGATATAGTAAAGTCATCTTTATGGCAGATCAAGATGTGGATGGAAGTCATATAAAAGGATTATGTGTAAACCTATTTCAATGTGAATGGCCAAGTTTAATTCGTATTCCTGGTTTTATAGGATTTATGAATACTCCTATTTTAAAAGCGAGAAAAGGGACACAAGAAAAAATATTTTATAATGAAGGCGAATATGATAAATGGAAAAAAGAAACGGCTAATGCTGAGAGTTGGAAAATTAAATATTATAAAGGGTTAGGTACAAGTACGGGTAAAGAATTTAAGGAATATTTTCAAGAAAAAAAATTAGTTGGATTTAGTCATACAGGAAAAGAGAGTGATGACACGATTGATATGGTTTTTAATAAAAAGAGAGCCGATGATCGTAAAGATTGGTTGGATTTATATAATCGAGATTCTTATCTTGATACAAGTTGTTCAATGATTAATTATGAAGAATTTATTCATAAAGAGTTGATTCATTTTTCGAAATATGATTGTGATCGAAGTATTCCTAATTTGATGGATGGACTAAAAATTAGTTTGAGAAAAATCTTGTTTTCTGCGTTTAAAAAGAATTTGCATACGGAAATTAAGGTTGCGCAATTTACGGGTTATGTTTCCGAGCAAGCATGTTATCATCATGGTGAAGCTAGTTTGAATCAAGCGATTGTAGGAATGGCGCAAAATTTTGTTGGATCGAATAATATTAATTTACTAGAACCGTCGGGTCAGTTTGGTACTAGATTACAAGGTGGAAAAGATAGTGCTTCTGAAAGATATATATTTACTCGACTGAATAAAATTACCCGATGCATTTTTCCAGACTCGGATGATGCTATTCTAAATTATTTACGAGATGATGGTTATCCAGTAGAACCATTATTTTATGTTCCTATTATTCCGATGGTTTTAATCAACGGGTCCAAAGGAATTGGAACTGGGTTCAGTACAGATATCATGTGTTATAAACCTCGAGATATTATCCAATATTTAAAGAATAAATTAGATAAAATCGAATCGAATATCGAATTTACGCCTTACTATGAAGGTTTCAAAGGAATGACAACAAAAATTACAGAAACCAAATTTATGTTTAAAGGAACCTATCAAGTAATAAGCCCAGATAAAATAAGGGTTACAGAATTACCCGTTGGTTTTTGGACACAAGATTTCAAAGAACATTTAGAAGGATTACAAGAAAGCGCCGATAAAGATGGAAAAAAAATAGTTCCGGTTATAAAGGATTATGATGATATGAGTAAAGACACGAGCGTTGATTTTACGATTCTATTTCAAAAAGGTAAATTAGCTGAATTGGAATTGGTGAAAGGAGATCATGGATGTAATGGAGTTGAAAAATTATTAAAATTATACAGCACGAATTCGAATACAAACATGAATTTGTTTAATTCCGAAGATAAATTAAAAAAATACAGTGCGATTAGCGAAATTATTGATGACTATTATATTACACGTTTGGATTATTATCAAGAGAGAAAAAAATATATTATTCAACATTTAGAAAACCAACTTCTCATATTATCTAACAAATCAAGATATATTCAAGAATTATTGGATGAAACCATTGATTTACGAAAAAAGAAGAAGACTGAAATTATTGATATTTTAAAAGGGAAGAATTATGCAGTTATAGATAAAGATGATGAATATAAATATTTGTTGAAAATGCCGATGGATAGTGTTTCCGAAGAAAATGTGGCAAAATTATTAAAAGAATTTAAAGATAAAAGTAGTGAGCTAGCCATAGTGAAAAACACGACGGCTGAAAATATGTGGAAAAAAGAATTACTTGAATTGGAAAAAGTTTATGGGGAATATATTTTGGAACGCGAACGACTAACTGATGAGCCAAAAAAAAAGAGTGTTAAAAAGAAGAAGGAACTTGTTGTTGTATATTAGATTTTTAATAATTTAATATTTAATAAAGATATAATAATTTTTTTTATTATTTTACATTTTGTACCATATTGGAGGACTTCTTTTTGTCCATTTAGCTAGTTTTTTTTTAGGCTCAGACATATAATATAATTTATATGCTTGAACTGCATCATTTTCCACTTTATACTCTTGCGGCATAGCTTGAGCAAATGAAGTTAGTCCTTTACATTCAAATTTATCTTTTGGAGGTGGATTTAAAAGCAAATGATAAGCGATTAAATAAGATCGGTGATACTTATCGCGATGATGATTATAACGAAATTGCCATTCATTATGCATTTCGTTTACTAATTTTAAAGTCCACATATAATTTGCATATGATTTTCTTACCCAAATAGATACAGGATGGTTTTTATGAGATATTTTATATAATTTTTCATTAGTAGGATCTTCAGGATCTAACAATAATTTTGCGGTGCAAAGCATTTGAACTGCCTCTAATATAATTTTTACTATATGAGAGTCGAACATTGACTCGGCTATTTCTTTTTGTGATAAGGATAGAATAAATAAATTCATTTAATATATAATATACATTATTATTTTATAATAAAAGTTATTCAATTTTTTTATATATTTTTGGTCTTTATTATACTATTATAATATAGTAAATGTCCAATATAAATACTTTTTTGTTAGTTATTACTTGTTTATTAGTCGTTTTTTTATCTATTATTATATTTTTATTTGTATTTGAAAAAAATCTTACCGTACAAGAGTATTTAGAAAAGATTCAAACAAAATTAAATACTCATAAAAATAATTTTTCGAATATTATTAATAAAAAATATAAAGTTTCTAATGAAAATAATGTCATTATAGTAAATGATTTTTTAGATTCCAAATATTTTCAATATATAAAAAAACAATTCGACGATAAGCAATATGAATCGAGAGATTTTATGTTAAGAAAGGCAACCGGAGTGAATTTCTTTAATTTACATAAAGAATCTTATTATGGGCTATTAGAATTATATTACTCGAATGATATGTTAGATACGTTAAGTAAAATTATAAAAAAACCTATTCAAAGAATTTCGTTAAGTGATCCGAACGCATGTTCGCTACTTATTTATACGAATAAAGGAGACTATATTGACTGGCATTTAGATTACTCTAATTATTATGGAGATCGATATGTTGTTTTGCTAACCATTGTAAATGAAAATGAGGATCACGATGATCTATCCAAAAATGTATTCAAATATATTCATAATGGAAAAGTGGAGAAAATAAAAATGCAAGAAAATAGTTTGGTCATTTTTAAAGGATCTGAAATTTTACATAAATCAACGGCGATTAATGAAAACGAACGCCGAATATTATTAAGTATGGTGTTTTGCGATGTTTGTCAAGAAAAGAAGAATGTATTCAATATTCTTTATGAAAAGTCTAAAAATTTCATCTTATATGGCGAATAATCTAACAAAAAGTATTTGCATTAATTAAAATATTACGATAATACAATGAATAAAATAATACCATTTTATTATCATTTATTTTGTTCTTTCTTTTTGATCTATTTATCTTTTTTTTCTTGTTTAAATTGGATCATAAGATCTCTTCTATTTTACATTGGAATAATTCATCTATATGATTGCTGGTGGTTTTATCAATATGATAAAGATGCTCCTATATAATATATATATGGTTATTTTGTATTAAATAATTCAACTGATTGAATAAATAGTTCTAGTTGTTTAGAAAAACTATTTATAAAATTATTTTATTTTACAAATAATTTATATTTGTAATAAGTATAATGAAAGTTGTCGATGGTGCAGTTCCCGATATTATAGTTTACTTTTCTCAAAGCGGGGCTTCTAGTACAATACTATCATCGGTGGATACGTGGAGCGAAACTGTTTCTACTATAGATCTTTTTAATGATATAGATTTACAAAATAAAATTGGTTTTAAAGTTTATACAGTTATTAATAATTCTTATCTTTTTCAAGAGATACAAACTCTATTTTTTGATTCAGGAGCATTAACATCGATTATTGGATATGACTCTAAAAATTATGGAAAACTAGACGGCGATAACAAATATGCTCTTTACATAAATAAAATTATATCAGGATCCGGTATTTTTATTTTTTCAACCGGATATTTTATTATTGTTAATGATAGTGAAACAAATGTTGGATCAATATTAGTTTATTTAGAGAAAGATTAATTTTGTCGGAAATCTTCAAGCAAGGGATTCTTTTTTTAAACAGAATCAAATACCTATATCTCTTTTACTCCCAATCCCAAAAGGATGTATATCTTATAATTATGGAAGAGTAGAAGAATTGTCGATCGTTACTAAAGCCACATATTCTTCTGGATATCAAAATGTTATAGTTAAAAGAGAATATATAACTAGAACATTACGTAATTACTTATACTGATTAATAATTTAAAAATAACTTAGTTAAATTATTAATGAACCAAGTCATTTTAGGAACGATGAATATTGCTTATCCGCATTCATCCAATACAAATCATTTAAATCAGTATTATAAAGAAATAATACAAACTTATTTGGACTCGACGCAACAAAATGCTTATTTAGATACTGCTTATTATTATGGAAATACTTTATGCGAAGAAGTTTTAGGGACTATATTACCAGAATTATCTTTTATACCTAAAATTGCAACAAAAGCGAATCCTTGGTTAAATAACGATTTTTCCACTAGAAAATTAGGACAACTAAATAAAGAAGGAATTGAACGACAATTATTTACTTCTTTAAAAAATTTAAAATTGGATCAGGTCGAAATATTTTATTTACATTGCCCTGATCATGAGACTACATTAGTAGAAACATTGGAAATATGTGATACTTTGTGGCGTAAAGAAAAATTTAATTATTTAGGAATTTCCAATTTTTCTTTTGACCAAACTGTAGATGTTTTAAATATATGTGAAAAGAATTATAATAGTCCAGTTTTTTATCAGGGAATGTATAATTTAATTAGTCGCAAGGTGGAAGAAATATTTCCTTTGTTAGATTCATATGATATCGAATTTTGGGCATATAATCCATTAGCAGGTGGATTACTTACTGGAAAATATTTAAATGACGCTGCGCTGAGTTCCAATTCCAGATTCAAAGATAATACAATTTATCAAAATATTTTCTGGAAACCAGAAATTTTAGATCATCTTTCATCGCATTATATAAAAAAACCTGAACAATGTTTAGAGGATTCTTTTCATTGGCTACAATATTTTTCAAAACTAAGGAAACAGGACAAAATAATTATAGGTGCCTCCACAATAGAACAATTAAAGAGAAATATAGATATTATACAAAATCCGATTATTTTTCCTATAACGAAAATAATAATGTTAAATAATATTTATATACCTATAAAGGATTTTTCTCCTAATTATTATTATTAGATTTTTGTATATTATACTTTAAATAAGTTGTATTATTTATAAAATAAATTACATTCCATAACATAGGGCCTGTAGTAGGACTGGCGCTTAGATCTAATGAAAACTTATTTTTATATAATTTATATGTGTAAACCATTATTTTAGATATTATATTTGTGATTGTGTTCGTATAATACAATAAATAAGTATTATTTAAAGGAAAAAATATGGCTTCCCAACTTTTTTCAAAGTAATGACTTAGTTCATCATTTACAGCGCCCTCCAAACTCTTCATAAAGTCGTAATAATATTGTTTACTGTGATTGTATACGTCTTTTTTATTCACGGACATAATACCAAATAAAGAAACATTGTGAATATCGTAATCAAAACTTTTCTCATACCATTTTCCAAAAGGTCTTATTTTACTGGTTCTAAAATTAATTTCCTCGTTTTGTTCCAAATTGGATTTAGTCATTGATTTATAATCATCTACTTTGAAATAAAAATATTCATCTAAAATCGTGTTACTTGTATGATAATCTACAATAAAAAAAGCCTCATTATATTTTTCGATTAGTTCAAATAATATTTTTGCTTTAGAAAATTTAAAATAACTTTCATTAATACATCCTGGTAAAAAAACAACGATATCTGATAAATGATCGTAATTATGAACAACATGATACAAATATGAATGATCACATTTACCTTGATTTTTTATATTGTAACTTCGTAATACATTTTGTTTTTCGTATTCTTCATTTTCCCCTTTATTATAAACAATATATTTATATTTATTAAAAGGATATTCGGTCGTCCATTTTAAATCTTCTGCATATCTTGAAATAACAATTTCAATACTTTTTTGGGTTTCATTTTGGTTAACTAATTGAGGTTTTGTATTTAAAGTAAATAAAAAGTATAAAATAATTATTATAAATAACCAATATATCCATTTATTTTTCTTTAATTTCATTATTAAATTATAATATATAAATATTTTATTCTTATTTCATTCTTTTTTCATTGTTTTTTCATTCTTTAGAACCATGGTTTCAATTTCTGTTCTGTTCTATCGTTCATAGAAGATAAAGTTGGTAGTGCCATAGGGACAGGTAGCGTACTTACGTCTCTTAAGTATTTCATATATCCTTGGGCTTCACTGTATACCTGATTTACACAATAATCTAATACAATTTGATTTAACTCATGAATTTGTCCGGATATATTTTGTGTCTGATTTGCTGCGTTTTGTAAAAAAACACTTCGCATTACTATTTTTAATGAATCGCAATCTTGCGGACCAATTACATATTGCCCGTTTGAATTACGAAATACTCCGGCGCGAATTCCATTTTGAAGTATTTGTATATTTTTTTCGGAGAAAAATACTTTAGATAAAGGAGTTTCAGTCCAACTTCCTATAGTCGCTTCCCTAAAGGTAGAACATTGGTTTGCGGGTATTTTATCATATAAAGCAAATAAATTACCTATATCAGGCGGTTGTTTACTAATATCTATTCGTCCATTTGAACTTTTCATAATTATAATATACTCTTATAGAAAAAATTATATATCTTTATTTTATATCATCAATGACTTTTCAGAAAATTGTTTTAATTATAGCCGTAGTACTATTAATACTTACTTTAGTAGTTATAGGCATGGCATTAGGGCAGGCAAAACAAGATGAACAATGGCCGCCCTTGATAGGAGATTGTCCAGATTATTGGGTAGATTTATCTGGAAATGGAGCTATGTGTGTGAATAAACAAAGTTTAGGAAAATGTAATATTCCAACTGCAGGAGATGTAAATTCTATGGATTTTACTGGGAATGTATTTGCAGGTGATAATTCTTCTTGTGCAAAGTATACTTGGGCAAATGGATGCCAGGTAACGTGGGATGGTATAAACTCGGGCGTTAGTAATCCTTGTTCTTAATTAAATAATATATGTTATTTATAAAAATGATTTTGAAACAGATAGATAAATTACCGGATGTATTAATTGATATTATACAATCGTATTTGCCGATAAATAAAATCATTTTTCTAAATAAAAAAAATTATTTAATTAATCATAAAAAATTATATATTAATAAAGATATTTTTGACAATTATGTTCGCGATATGGCTAGAAAAAATAATTGGTTTGTTTTGGAACAAATATTAGAAGAAAATTATAAAAAATGGTTAAAAATGAAATACCAATATAAAAATATTATTTATCATAATTATATGGCGTTTTTAACATCGTTTTGTATCGAAAATCATGCTACTAATTGTAGAAATATTATTTTTATTTTTTTAGAAAAACATGGAATAAGTAAAAATCAACATAAAAACAATACTTTTATAAATGTAAAATGGAAAAATTAAATATTCATTATCTTTTAAATAGAGAGAATGAATATAATTTAATGAAAAATATTTTATTAAATTTTGAAAAAAATAAGCAAAATTTACTTACTAAAAAAGGAATTTATATTTACGGAAGTCCAGGTACAGGAAAAACAACTTTTGTAATAAATATTTTAAAAGAATTAAACTATGATATTATTAAATATGATGCAGGAGATATTCGTAACAAAAATATAATAGACATGATTACCAAACATAATATGGCTGACAAAAATGTAATGAGTTTATTTCATAAAAAAATACAAAAAATTGCTATTGTAATGGATGAAATTGATGGCATGAATAATGGAGATAAGGGGGGTATTAATTCATTAATAAAAATTATACGTCCAAAAAAAACAAAGAAACAAAGATTAGAAGAAATGACAATGAATCCCATTATATGTATCGGTAATTATCATATGGATAAAAAAATTAAAGAACTAATGAAAGTATGTAATGTTATTGAAATCAAACCTCCAACAAAATTGCAAATAAATAATTTAATAACAACCCTTATCCCAAATACAAATATTATTACAAATAAAATAGTAGATTTTGTCCAAGAAGATTTACGAAAGTTAAAAATAATTCATGATTTATATAAAAATATAGACGATTTTGATCTAAATATAATGAATAATATATTTCAAGCAAAATCTTATAATGATGATACGCGTATTATTACTAAAAAACTTATAAATACTCCAGTTTTTTTACCAGATCATTTAACTATTATGAATGAAACGGACAGAACTATTGTAGGACTTTTGTGGCATGAAAATATAATTGATGTTTTAAATAAAATGAAAAAAGAAGAATCAATTCCTTTTTATTTGAGTTTACTTGATAATATGTGTTTTGCAGATTATATGGATCGGATTACATTTCAAAAACAAATTTGGCAGTTTAATGAAATGAGCTCTTTAATAAAAACATTTAAAAATAATAAATTATTTCACGAAACATTTAAAAAAATAGATTATAATCCAAGCGAAGTAAGATTTACAAAAGTATTGACTAAATATTCTACTGAATATAATAATTGTATATTTATACAAAATTTATGTCAGCAATTAGGAATGGATAAAAAAGATTTATTTTGTTTTTTTTTAGATCTTAAAAACAAATATAATGATACAGAAGTCATGGCGTTATTTGAAAATTATGAAATTAAAAAATTAGATATACAGCGTATATATAGATATTTAGAAAAATATACGAAAGAAAATGCGGCCGATATAGATGATACAAAATCGATTGAATCTTTTAATGAGATAGAAAATTGTGATGTTTAACCGATATATTTATTACTATAATATAAATGACTTTGTCTTTTATTCCAGGACGACAGGCGAATATAAAAAAATTATATACATATAATATTTATAAAGATTATAGTACATGTACTTGTATCCAAGAAAAAGTAAATTTAGCAAAAACAGGATGGAATGATCCATTACAAACAGAAAATTTAAGAATATCGCAAATTTTATCTAACAATTTAGGAGGAAAAATTCAATGGGGAAATTTTGGAGTTCCTGCAAAAGTAAATTACTTAGGAAAAGTAGAAGGCCAGCCGGGAGGAGGAGAAAGACCTCTCAGAAACAAATTTTAATAAATATTAATTTATTTTATCATTTTATATAATCATTTTATAAGGTTTATATTTTAATAGAAACATTTTTTTCTCATTTTATGTTATATGACGCGTTATAGTAAAAGTCATGGTAAATATAATATTTCGGGATCTACTTTTTCTAAGTTGTGCGGAACGAGAGCTCAAGTATGGCACGGAACCGCTTATAAAACCAGCGGCGGACTTAAGAAGAATAATTTGATGAAAAACAAATCCGGTAGAATTGTATCAAAATCAAAACATTCTTCTGCAAAACGAGAGAATCGATTGGTTAAAAGTGGTTATGGAACGAAAAAAGGACAGTTTGGATATGTGAAAATGGGAACCAAAAGCAAAAAAGGATCTCGAGGAAAAAGAGGGGGTGCTCCATACGGAAACTCTTTTAGTGTTGCCGGAGTATCAGCATCTGGTATTGATGGCCAAGGTATAACTAATTATGGATACGGATCCAACAGTGTTCAAATGGAGGCAGGTATGGCCGGAGGTCGCAGTCGAAAAAGACGAGGCGGGTACGGTAATAATTTTAGTCCTGCAGGAGTATCTGCATCTGGAATTGATGGGCAAGGTATAACAAATTATGGAATGGGGTCGAATAATGTTCAATTTGAAGCAGGTATGGCAGGCGGCAAAAGTCGAAAACGAAAAGGCGGAAAAGGATATGGTTGGTTATCTGGTAGCGGAATTGATGGCCAAGGTATAACTAATTATGGAAGAGGATCAAATAGTCTTCAATTTGAAGCAGGTATGGCAGGCGGCAAAAGTCGAAAAAGACGAGGCGGATATCATAACGGAAAAGGATACGGCTTTCTAAATAGCGGAAATGGTGTTCAATTTCAAGCAGGTAACGCGGCTTAATCAGTATACCAATTATTTCCAATAAATTTATCAAATTCTATATAATTTTGTAAAGTATATTGTATATATTTTTCAAAATAATCTTTACTTACAATCATAGATATTGTTTTATTTACATACATATTTGCATTTGAAAAAGATTGATAATGATTGTAAAATTCATCAAACGAAATCATATCTACCTCCGTATTTAATAAATTATTTTTATAATAGTTTAAAAAACAATCAATATTATTTACTTTATTCCAAAGACTACACTGTATATTTATTATATACTTATTATTTAGTATTTCGACATGAGGATGAAAAAAATGTTTAATAATTTTAATCATATCTTCTTCACTCATATTTGTATTAGGATAAATAGATTTAAATAATATAGTTAATTCATCTATTTCATATTCGTTAAACGATTCTTGTGAAATAGATATATATTTTTCCCAAAATTGTAAAAAAATACTGATTTGTGGCAAATATTTACTTGTCACATTATTAAATACATCGTTTTCGATATTATAATTTAATTTTGTTTTTAAAAAATCTTTTAAATGATTCGAATAAATCATATTGGGAATATCTAAATTAGATAAATATAATTTCCAAATATAATGCATATTTTTCCATGAAATAATAGATGAATTATCTTCTGTAGTAACTAGGCATTGTTGAATAAAATCATTAATAATTTGTTCTTTCGTATTGTTAGATAAAAATAATGCATGTGTTTTGAATAAACAGTTTTCTTTGTTATTTATTTGTAAATAATTTTCTGCATTTTTGTAACGATGTGAATAATGAGCTGCAACACATAATAAATCAATCCCTATTTTATTTAATAAATCTTTAACTAAGTGGTAAGAAGCTGTCATTGTTCTAGTTTTTATTAAACGATAATTCGGCTGATCATGATTTTCATGGTGTTTTGTTATAAAATTTTGTATGTTAGATGATCCTATGGAAGTACAACAAATTTCATCAATTAATTGTAATATTTTTTTGGTATTTTGACTAACTAAATATATATAATTATTATTTTTTTTTAACAAGTTGTCTCCTATTATTGTTAAAAAATATTTTGCAACAGATTTTGATTCAAAAATAGTAGTTTGTAAAAAACCTAAGACGGTTTGTATAGTATACGTTTCTGGAATGGATTGAAATAAATTACGTTCTTTAATAAGTTTAATAATATGTGACTTTGTTTTATGTTTCCATTGTATTAATTTGCCTTCTTCCGTAATAGTAGACAACAAATTATAATGTATATCATCTTCTTTAATAATTTTATATGTTTTATCGTCATATTCATAAAAACAATTATTTGTAGATAAATAATAATATTTATGTTTACTCAAAAAAATTTTACAGAAAAAATCATATTCAATCGTAAGTTCATTCGTTCGATTGACTCTTTTTTCATGAATAGATAAATCATTTATTATCCAGTTCGGAATATTATTTATATAATTTTGTAATCGAGAATATGCATAGACATTGTCTTTGTATTTATCATATAATTCATTTAGTATTTTACTAGAATCATCCATAAATTATATTATAATTAATTATTTATATTATTTTTATTATTTTTATTATTTTTATTATTTTTATTATTTTTATTATTTTTATTATTTTAATTATTATATTTTGTATTTGATTGTTTATAAACATATTAAAGAGTTTCAAAGTAATACTATATTGAAATGTTTAGAATTTTATTTTTCCTTATTACTCTCTCTAATTCAGTTTCAAGTTTTCACGCTTATGATGAATGGAATGAGTTTACCAATTTTCAAGAAAAATTTAATAAAAGATATGAAACATTAGAAGAACTGGAAACCCGTTTTACTATTTTTTTCAACAATCTTTATATTATTACGAATCATAATTTAGACCCGGAACAAAATTTTACAATGGGAATTAATCAATATACAGATTTAACCCCAGAAGAATTTAAACTTCAATATATAAGTGGTTTAAGAAATCTAAAAAGTTATGGTTGTAAAGTATATTCAGCTTCAACTTTAGATATACCGAATTCAATCGATTGGAGGCAAAAAGGAGCAGTTACTTCTGTTAAAGATCAGGGACAATGTGGTAGCTGTTGGACTTTTTCTTCAACTGGAAGTGCTGAAGGAGCGTGGGCAATATCTACCGGACAATTAATTAATTTATCGGAAGAACAGTTAGTTGATTGTGCGGGGATTTTGTATGGTTCTAATGGATGTTCTGGAGGAAGCATGGAAGGAGCCGATAAATATCTGATTCAATATGGACAATGTAGTGATGAAGAGTATCCCTATACGTCTGGATCTAATAGTGAATGTAAATCATGTTCTCCAATCGCGAAATTTACTTCTTGTTCAAATGTTAAACCAAATGATCAACTATCTTTAAAAGCTGCTGTTGCTCAACAACCTGTTTCTATTGCAATTGAAGCAGATACTCGTTACTTTCAGTCTTATTCTAGCGGTATTTTGACTTCAGATTGTGGAACAAATTTAGATCATGGTGTTTTAATAGTTGGATATGATGAAGAAGATGGACAAAAATATTGGATCGTTAAAAACAGCTGGGGAACAACCTGGGGCGAAAATGGTTATGTAAAAATTTTAAGGAGTGATAGTAGTAATGATGCAGGTATTTGTGGTATTGCTATGGACGCGTCTTTTTTGTCCGTCTAGTGCCGTGTCCATATCTTTTTTTAGATAATGTAGCCATTTTTAAACCTTTACTTTTAGGTTTACATCCTTTTAGCAAAATATTATAATCTACTGCTCCTGCTTTTCCGGCAGTTAAAGAACTTGCTAAACGAGCTATTCCCCAAGATTGAGGAGTTTGATTTGGTCTAGATCCGGAGGAATAATATGCTCCTTCTCCTTTTTTAATAATTTGTTTTAATGCCGATACAGAACACCCGGTTTTTTTACTTAATTCACTTGTCGCACCTATTTTTGTCACGTTATACATTTTTTTTGCATTTATTACATGATTCGACGGTTTAGCCTTGAACGATTTTATATTTTTACGAGTATAAAATTTATTTTTTTTATATAATTTTCTAGATTTTGTAATCATAGAAAATTGTTTCTTTTTATCTTTTTTACTTAAGGTTTTTGGTAAATATTTAATATTTATACGTTTTTTCATTATTCGTTGTTTATATATTATATATTTTTTAATTTTAAAAATGCGTTCATAAAAATATTTTAATACATAAGTATTTAAAGATTATATTTTCATTTTAATTATAATGTCACAATTTTTATCGAATACTTCTACCGAGGGAAATGTGTTAACTATTAAAACGGTTCAAATTGCTCCCTTCCGCACGTTAATGACCGCATTAAAAGATATTTTATTAGAAACAAACATATCTTTTCAGCCAGATGGAATTCGAATTATTAATATGGATAAGTCTCATACTATTTTAGCTCATTTATATTTAGCCGCCCAAAATTTTGAATCTTATGAATGTAAAAAAGAAAAAATTATTATTGGTGTAAATATGTTTCATTTATTCAAGTTAATTAATTCAATTGATAATGACGATACATTAACCATTTATATTGAAAATGCGGATTATGCAGATGGAATTGTATCTCATTTAGGATTAAAATTTGAAAATGGAGATATTAAGCAATGTAAAACACAGAAGTTACGATTAATTGAGCCTGAGCCAGAAGAATTAGATTATCCTGATGTAAAATTTTCTTCTATTATTAATTTACCGTCTGCTGATTTTCAAAAGATTATTCGAGATTTGTCTTGCATTTCTGACAAATTAGAAATTAAATCTGTTGGAAATGAACTAATATTCAAATGTCAAGGACAGTTTGCTTCGGCCGAAATTTATCGAGCCGAATCAGATGGAAGTATGGGATTTCTTTTAAAACAAGATGCTTCTAAAGTGATTCAAGGCGAATTTTCTTTGAAAAATTTAGGATATTTTATAAAATGTACAAATTTATGTTCCCAAATAGAAATTTATTTAGAGAATGATCTTCCTTTAGTGGTTAAATATGATGTCGCTAGTTTGGGTACGATACGACTATGTCTAGCTGCATTACCGTCCTCATAAATTTATTAGAAAATATATAGAATATAAAATATATAATAATATTATATGGAAATAAGTTATGCTAATCTCCTTTTACAAAATTCTATTAATTTAAAAGAGAAATGTGCTACTTTAAATACAGAAATTAATCGCTTGTTAGAATTGCATAAATCAAGAACTCCTGATCAAAATAGAACGAGCTATAATAAAATGATGAATATAATAGATATTAAAATGAGTGATTCTAACAATTCAATTTTAGATTTAGAAACAAAACAAAAGGAAATCAATAAAAATATTACTGATACTATTGATTGTTATAAAAATGTTAGAGAAGTTTTACAAAAGTTTGTAAAGGTTTACAATAATGCACAAGTCGGAACTCTCGAAGGTTTAACACGTCAAGCAGTTCGCAATTATAATATTCCTGCAAATGACAATATGACGCGCGAGATTTTAGATCAACAATATATTGAACCAAGTGGAGGTAAAAAAAGCAAAAAAAGACGTAAAATAAAAAAACGAAACAGTCATAAAAGAAAATAAATTATTTTTTAAATGTATAAAAAATAAATTATAATATATAATGGCATTTACAAGATTTCACGATGATCCTTGTCGTATTATGAAAAAAAATCAGCAAACAGTCGATCAAGCAAGATGGATTTTAGATGTGCCGGGTAATGGAGATAAACCATATTATATGAATGACCCACAAATTATTTCTCAAAAATGGGGTGGAAATTTATGGACCAATTCAGTAGATGTTCAAAGTTCTTTATTAGGAATCGATCGAAAACCGATGCGTGATTGTTTAGGAGAATCGACAAATCCGTTAGCTAAGGTAAATTCACACCCTATTCAGTATCCAGTTACAAATGAATTAACTACAGAACAATCGCGGGTCACAAATCCGGCCTTTTTATATAGGGATTTAGAACAGGTTGATTGGTATTATTTGCCATTAGATCCGCAAGAAAACGTATTTATGCCTTTTCGAAATAATATTGATACACGTATATTAGAAAAAGACTATTTTAATAGAAAATTCGATTGTCAAATGATCCAGAATCCAGGCCCTTATCCAACAAATCCTCAGCTGGGATCACTAGTAGGAGGAAGTACTATGTGTACATCTACTAATTCTTGTACAAAAATATAGAATTTATAATATAAAAATAATAAAAACCTTTTTATATGGTTGATCTTACCCAATATTTAGAGTTAGATACAGCTGATAATATGTATTATTATTTTATACCTCAAGGATTTCCTATTTTTAGAGGAGATACCTCGATTGATGCGAATTCTTTTTATTTTTTAGCAAATACTCCTTTTTTTTTTGGAACTAATGTTGAAGAAGTTGAACAATATGGAATAGTGTTTGAATTTAAAACTACACAAGAATATAAATTACTTGCAATAGATAATTTTGAAACATTACAAATGTTATACAATAAAGCATCTTCTTATCCAAATATCCAACAAATATTAAAAATAAATTATGGTTATGACATATCAGGAATAAAAATTAGAGATTCTATTGCGGAAAAAGATATTACACTTTCTAAATGGTTATGTGAACAAGGATATTTTGGATATGCAATAAATAAAATGAAGACTGAGTTGGGAATATTTCATCAAGAAATAATGATTTGTAGTGCGGAAACCGTTCAACTAGTTAAACAAATCACAACTGATCAAAAAAAAATACAAAAACTTGTAGATAAAAAAAAAATGGTGGATATGGGAAAAACGATGGATATGAAAAGAAAAAAACGTTCTCAAGATAACCAGGTTCCATTTAATTACAATATTCCAAGTATACCAAATTATAATAGCCCCCCTACAACCCCTAAAAAAATAAATTTTGGTTTCGGAGGAAAAAGACGAAAAACAAAAAAAACAAGAAGAAAAACAAAAAAAACAAGAAGAAAAACAAAAAAAATAAAAAAAAGAAAAATATAAAAAATTGATTTTTTTTTTGTAAATAATACATACAAAAATGTTCAATATTGAAACTTATCTAGATTCTTTGCCAGACGATATAGAAGAAATTAATGTATCTGATAAAGGAATCACTTATCTTGATGTATCAAGGTTTAAAAATCTAAAAATATTATATTGTCATGATAATCAGTTGACTTCTGTGATTTTGAATGAGAATCTACAAAAATTATATTGCGAACACAATCGTTTGACTTCTTTGCTTTTGAATGAAAAATTACGAATTTTATTTTGTAACTATAATCAACTTACGTATTTACAATTCAACGAAAAACTACAAACATTATATTGTAGTCATAATAAATTTACTTATTTACAGACTGGCAAATTACTAAGATTATATTGTCCCTATAATCAATTGACTACTTTGCATTTGAATGAAAATTTAGAAGAATTGTATTGTTATAATAATCAATTGACTTCTTTGCATTTGAATGAAAAATTACAAACAATAGTTTATTCTGATAACCCCATTTATGAAATAATAAACACCAACGATAAAAATATAATAAAACAAAAAATGCAAACATTAATAAATTTTCGGTATTTATATTATTGTTTGAAATACAAGAAACAGTTCAGAGATTTGTTGTGGGTGAAAATAAGAGAGCCGAAAATAAGAGAAAGATATTCGCATAATTATTTGGTTGAAAATTTACACGAAGATACAAATTTGGATGAGTTGTTACAGAATTGGTAGCAAAAAATCTATAGATACCTAGAAAGATGCTCCATAGTATCTTTATAAGATTTCACACTAATCCCTTTTACGCGACCATCTTTATATAATTCATAATCATTTCCCCCTACCGATGTTTTATCTCCAAAAAAATAAATATCATATTTATCTTCAATAAATTGTAAACAATATGTTTTATCCCAGCCTTGAGGAAAAATATCAATACTTATTTGACCTCCGATAGAAAACTGTAAATTTAAATCAGATAATTCAAATTTTATTTTATGAATTATTTTTTCTCTTATTTTATGATGTTTGTCCCATTCATCAAAATCATCGCGTTCTTTTTGACTACAACTTCTTCCAATTGGGGATATATTGATCATTCCATTTCTTAATTCAATAAAATTTCCACGTTTTACAGGGATAACTGTATCGGATAATACTTGAAGACAAACATTAATAAGTCTTTGATAATTATTTTCGCCAAGAGTTTTGACAAGACTCGTTTTGTTAATTAGCTCATCTTTATGATAAGATACTAAACCATTTTCAGTAAACTTCCATGTAAATAAATATAAATTTTCTTCACCCAATTGCTCTATTTGTTTATGTAAATCAGAACCTCCAACAAATCCTAAATCTACTTTACCGGAAATATATAAATTTTTCAGCACATTAAGCATATCTTCTGTGATTTTTAATCTAGGTAGCGTAAGAGTCCCGTCAACGTCAAATAATAGCAATGTTTTATTCATATAAATAATAAATATTTTATATCGTCAAATTATAAATATATAGAAATTATTATAATTTATATATATAAATATGGAATTAGCCATCCCTTTAATTGCATTAGGAGGTATGTATGTAATATCCAATAATAAAAATATAAATCCGAAAAAAAAGGTTCGATTTAGCGAATCTAAGAAAGAAAATTTTAATAATATGGGACAGACAAAAAATTATTTACCAAATACAAATATTCCTCCTCAAAATTATCCTATTATGAATGAAAAAGAATTAGTGGATACGGTAGAAAACTATCCTAATCCGAATGTTGCCACAGATAAGTATTTTGATCAAAATTTATATGAACAAAAACAAAATGCAGGATTTAAAACAGGAAGTAATATTCAAGAAATTTATTCTTTAACCGGGAATTATTTAAATTCTGAACAATTTAAACATAATAATATGGTACCATTTTATGGAGCAAAAATGAAAGGTAAAGTATATGATGATAATATTGCTGAAACTGTGTTAGATAATATGGCCGGAACCGGATCTCAAAATATTAAGAAGATTGAACAAGCACCATTATTTAAACCGCAAGAAAATATTCAATGGGCCTACGGGTCTCCTGATATGAGTGATTTTTATCAATCACGAGTAAATCCTGGAATGAGAAATAATAATGCAAAACCTTTTGAATCTGTTATGGTAGGCCCTGGTTTGAATAAAGGGTTTACATCAGAAGGTACCGGAGGGTTTAATTCGGGAATGGAAGCAAGAGATTTATGGCTTCCGAAAACGGTGGACGAATTAAGAGTAGTAACTAATCCAAAAGAAGAGTATTCTTTAGATAATTTTCAAGGACCGGCCGGTTCCTTAGTAAAAAATGTAGGAAAAATAGGAGTAATAGAAAAATATAGTCCAGATACATTTTTTATTCAATCGCAAGATAGATGGTTAACAACCACAGGGCAAGAAAAACAAGGAAGAATGATTGCCGAAGAAATACAAAAACCAAGTCATCGGAATGATACAACCAGTTATTATGCAGGAGCACCAAATTCTACATTAAAAACCGCTAGTTATACGCCAAGTATTTATCAAACTCCTAAAAAAATGATCTTACCTCAAAAAGATATTGCACCATCATCAGCATCGGGAAGAGGTCCGATAAGCGATTTACCAAATAGTCATACAAATATAATAAATAATAGAGCAACCAATAAAGAACGCGATACTTTTGGTAGTGGATTTAGTAGAGCTATTGGAGCCGCCATGGCTCCTATAATGGATGTTCTTAAACCATCGAGAAAAGAAGAATATAGTTGTAATATGAGAATATATGGAAACTTGACTGGGGAAGTGCCCCAAAATTATGTATTGAATACGAATGACGTTCCTAGTACAACAATTCGCGAAACAACTTTGTATACGCCACATGGAAATATTGGAAACCAAATAGACGGTGCATATGTCGTATCAGATCAACAAGCTATTCAAAATCAAAGAGATTCGACAAACTGTTCGACGCTTGGAAATGCTGGAGGAGCTGCATCTAAATATGGTAATCGCCAATATGATGCTGATTATAGACAAATAACGAATCAAGTAAAAGAAAAAACAATTGTTTCCCGAACAAATCAGGGTAATATGCAATTATTTAATCCAGTAATGAATGCTTCTATTGATAAAATAGATACAGATAGAGAAAATAATAGGTTGTGGGTTCCCGCCGCATCAAATCCGATTGGTCCTTCTATGCAGACATATGGAAAAATAAATGTGCCTCAATATAATCAAGAATGTATTGGTTGCGAGAGAATTAATCCAGATATTTTAAATGCTTTCAGATCAAATCCTTATACACACAGCTTAACTACTTCGGTATAAATATCCCCGTATTACATAGTTATAAATATATTGCGTTCCAATTTAAATATAAAAACGCTATATTAATATTAATAACTGAGATGTTAGATATTCATACAGAAATAAAAGAAAAATTAGATTATTTTCATAAAATACATAAAATTCCGAATATTATTTTTCATGGATCATCGGGTTCTGGGAAGAGAACAATTGTAAATGAATTTATTCAAAAAATATATGATAATAATAAAGAAAAAATAAAAGATTTTGTAATGTATGTCAATTGCGCGCACGGAAAAGGAATTAAATTTATTAGAGAGGAACTGAAATTTTTTGCAAAATCACATATTAATTCTAACGGCGGAGATATATTCAAAAGTATTATATTGTTAAATGCAGATAAATTAACAACTGATGCTCAATCTGCCCTTCGAAGATGTATTGAATTATTTAGTCATACAACTCGTTTTTTTATTATTGTGGAAGATAAATATAAATTATTAAAACCAATCTTGTCTCGATTTTGTGAGATATATATTGCCGATCCTATCTATAAAAATAAAACAATTAATTTGTATAAATATAATTTATCTAACACATTTCATTTACAAGATATAAATAATATTAAAACAGAATGGTTAAAAAAAGAGCTCCTCAAAACAATGAATTCAAATATTTCTCAAATAAATATATTCAATTTTGTTACAAAATTATATGAAAAGGGATATAGTGCTTTAAATTTAATTGAATTGTTAGAAAATAATTTTTTTAAATTAGAAGATAAAAAAAAATACGAACTTTTAATTTCTTTTACACGCGTGAGAAAAGAGTTTCGTAATGAAAAGTTATTAATATTATTTATTTTAAATTTTATATATTTAACTCCAGAAGATAGCTTGGAAAATATGTCTTTTATATAAATTAAATACCCAAATATCTTTTTTCTTTATCGTTTAATAGTTGTATATGAGCATCCAATATGAGAATATGGGATCCATTATTTTGTTCAAAAACATAATATCCCTTCATAAAATTTTTTACAATGACTATTCCGGAATGTTGTTCACACTCTACTAAATAAGGTTTGTTTATTTCTACTAAATTATTATTTTGCATTGCGGTTTTAACATATAGTAGTTCAGGGAGCTCAATTAAAATATAAGGGTATTTATTAGCCGATTTAATAACTTTTTTACACGCGATTTCATCAGGTTCTGAATAAGTTGAAATAAAATATGGATTTTCTTCCTCAAATTTTATACAATTTGCACAATATTTATCTTCTCTTTTTATCATATGTTTTGGGTACAAAGGTCCAGTTTTATCACGAAAATTTTGTAAACCTTCCCATATATCATAATGTGTAAATACTTCTTCTATGTTCGGCATAGAAAAATCTACATCACCACAGTCTGTTAATGCTGACATTTCTTCTTATGAAACGAATAATTACAATTTAATAGTTTTCAATTTTTTATAAAATTATCCCATTATTTCGCGCATTTCAGAATAAGTCATTTCTCGACCAACCTGTTTTTTAAAATTTTCTGCAGCATTATTTAAGGTTTGTAATATTTTTTTTTCATTTAATAGTTTTGCAGATTCATTCATATTTTTAGGATTCGCTTCATTAGCAATTTGTTCTTTTATTTGTTTTAATTTAATTTCCGTTATAGTGGTCTCCATACATAAACGTATCGTTATTTCTTTAAATTGTTTAGATTCACAAAAATCTAACAAATGAGTTTAAACCAGAATAATTTAAAATCAATAATATTTATGGATGATTTTAATATTTCAAGTTTACATGAATCGAAAAATGAATGGGGGGCGAGATTATTGACTATTCTAACACCTCTTATTATTGAAGGATTAAAATCTATTTTTAATGAATCTTATGATTTATGTAAAAAAAATAATGAAATCGATAAATATTTAATGACCTTTCAAAATTTTATTTCTAGAATTCCAAAATGGAATAAAAATGTAATTGAGCAAGAAACAAAAAGGATAATAGAAAAAAGTCATTGTGGTTATTTAGAAGAATTAATAACATGTGTTCATATTATTCAACTCAAATTATTGACTTCTGCTCGTGTTGGAAATAAACAAAAAAAAATAGATATTAATATTCCAAAATTAGACGAATTTATACATAAATCTTATATTCATGTAGCTAGAAAAATGTATACGAATGTCTATTTATTTGAAATCAATATTCCTCCTCTTCAAATTCAAAAAAATAATCGTGAATTAGAAGTTATTATTCAAGAATGTTTACTGAATACGATTCGAGATAGTATTCCTATTGAAAATATATTAAAAGCATATATGGATGAAACGATTGAAGAGGAGGTAGTAGAAGATATTAAAGAAGAAGTAGTGGAAGCACTGCCGAAAAATGCACAAGGAGAAAAAGAATATATTGCTGAGGGCTCACAAGAAACGAAAGAAACGAAAGAAACGAAAGAAAATGTATTAAACTACACACCAAACGCTTCTTTAAAATTTAATGATACGGATAGTGTTAGAGATACGAATAATAAAGAAGAATTCATAAGTGCTCCAAAAGATATTGAAAGATTAGAAGAATTAAGCAATGTTCGAAATAATCAACGAAAATTGG